CTAACTAAATGTCCGTTATAATAAAACTTTTATCTAAGTTTGATAATTCTGGTATCAAAAAAGCCCAATCAGGTTTTAGCGGATTAGGTAAAACCCTTGGGGCTATTGGTATCGGTTTTGGTATCAAACAGATTGCAGATGGTTTATTGAATGCGGCTAAAGCTGCGGCGGCTGATGAAAAATCTACAAGGCTTCTAAATACTCAACTTGCAAGAAACGCTAATGCAACTAAAGAACAGTTGAAGCAAAACGATAAATTTATTGAATCTTTATCTCTCCAAACAGGCATCATGGATGATGATCTTAGACCTGCAATGGCGAGATTTGGAAATGTTACTAAAAATGTGAAGGATGCACAGAAACTTCTGAAGATTACTTTAGATGGTGCGGCTGGATCTGGGCAATCTCAAGAAAAAATCTCTAAGGCTGTAGCGAAGGCTTATGCCGGGAATACAAGTGCTTTGCAAAGAATGTTCCCTGAACTTATGAAGTCTAAAGATGTTTTGGGTGATTTTGCTAAAACTTATGAAGGTCTTGCAGAAGCTAATGCTGATCCTTTTATGAAGTTCAATAACAGCATGGACATTTTGAAAGAAAAATTAGGCGTAATTGTTTTACCTTTGATCATTGATACCATTGAGAAGATTAGTCAGCCTGGAGGATTGATTGAAACTGTAGGCAAATTTTTTGAAGATGTTGCTAACCCTAAAACTGATGTAGGTAAAACTTTTCAGGATATCAAAACTGCTGTAGGTGAAGTTATAAAAGGTGTGGGTGATTTCTTTGCTTTCTTTGGTGATGGTAACGCTGTAACAGGTTTCAAGAACATTGCAACAAGTTTGATTCAAGCTTTACCTGCTCTGCTTGCTTTGAAGGGCATTATGGTTCTTGCTTCAGGTGGTAAGGCTATCGCTTCACTTGTAACTGCAATTCAACTGATCAAGGGTGGCACGCCTACAGGTGGAGTTCCCCCTGTTGCTGGTTTGGCTACTAATCCAGTTGTTGTTACTGCTGTTGCTTCTCAAGCCGCTACTTATGCCGCCGCTTCGGCAGCTCAAGACATAACAAATAAGGAAGCCGCTAAAAAAGGTATGCAATTCAATATTGTTGCAAGCACTTTTACAGGCACTATGGCTATTCCACGCCCAACAAATGGTTATCCTGGAGATTTACTAGGTTTGAAAGGTAATAGACCTACAACAGTAAATATCTATAATACTGCTGTAGATCCAAAAGCTTCTGTAGATGCTTTGATGAAGTATGTGAAAACAAATGGTTCATTACCTGCACAACTATTCTGGAATCAAAGATAAAAAATGGCATTACCTAGTTATCTTGTTGAACTTCAATTTGGATCTAGCCCTTATATTGATGTAAGCCAGTATGTTCAAAATGTTTCAATCAATCGTGGAATTTCTAGACAATTAGAAGACTATTCTGCTGGATCAGTTTCAATCACTTTTGTAAATAATTCTCGTGTTTTTGATCCGCTAAATACTGCTTCGCCTTTATGGTATGGGGCTGGTGGTTATACGCTAGTTCAACCTTCAGGAAGAATTAGAGTAACTAGCAATGGCATTAGAAGATTTACTGGATTTGTTCAGAACTGGCAATTTAGTTTTGAAGAAGCAGGTTTAGATGCAACAGCAACAGTAACTGCTTTAGATATTATGTATCAAGTTGGTCAAGCACAATTTGCAAATCAACCGGGCATATATTTAGATACACTCTGGGGAATTCAACCAGTTGTTGAAACTACAGGGGATAGAATTGATCGTGTTTTCAATTACAATGGATTCGGTGCTTCAAGCTATGCCTTAGTTGAATCAGGAAAAACAATTGTTGGGGCAGATGTAAATAATTCTGGAGATAGTGTTTTGTCTTATATGCAGAATCTTGCTCGTAGTGAACCAGCCGATTTTTTTAGTAATGCTTCAGCAGTTATGGTTATGAAAGACCGAAATTTTATAAATTACACTTGGACAAATACCACTAGAAATAATCTTTTTGTTTTCCCTGGAACTGCAACTGCAATTACTGTTGATGATCTTTACATTACTCCGGGATGGCTATATGGTGGCTTAGAATCTACTGCTCAACCTTTTCTAAGCAGACCAAATCAAGCTACTGTAGATCCAAATTTGCTTCGCTATGCCATGCAATACACAGAAATAAATAAATACAAATATAATCCTGATGGAACAGCAACAAACTTTACTTTTAGTGCATACTTTAGGGGCAATGGATTAGTTACTGGTGGGATTTCTGGTCAAGTTGATTTACTTGATGATTTTGCTCAAGTCCTGCAAACCACTTCAATTTCTGCTACTGCCGCTTCAGCGGCTACTTGGACACAAATAACTGTTTCAAATAACTATGTTGGAACTGGTTTGGTTGCTGGAGTAAATGTAAGATTAGCCGCTGTTGGAACTACTGGTAGTTCATTCTTTATTGCTGATGGATGGATGTTTGAAAGAGCTTCTTCTTACACAAATTATTTTGATGGAACAATCAATCCGCTAACTTCTTCAGGATCTACTGTTACTTCGGTTGGTTGGAGTGGGCAACCATACGAATCTTATTCTGGTTTAGTTACTAGTGTTGCTTCTACTGCGACAGGCAAGCCAACAAGAACTTTTGCTGATACCAATAGCCAAGGGGTTGCATACGGAAATGGAACTGCAATTTCTTTTACTGATCTACAAGTTTCTTATAGTTCTGAACAGCTCTACAACGAAATTGAAGTTATTGGAGTAAATGCGACAGCAACAGTTGTTGATACTGCTAGCCAGGCACTTTACGATTTGCGAACTTATACACAAACCGATAATTTGACTACAGACTTATCTAGACCTTTGAAGATTGCCGAAGCATTTCGGGGAGATTATCGTTTGCCAGAATATAGGGCAAGTGAAATGAGCATTGCTTTAGAATCTTTGACTACAGCACAGCAAAATATTGTTCTGGGTATTGAACTTAGAGATGTTGTTAGAGTTTGTTTTCAGCCATCAGCAACAGGTTCTATTGTGGATAAGTTTTATCAAATTCTGGCTATTGCTAGTAATACAGATGTTGAAAGAGATCAAATAACTTTCACTTTAGCAAGCCTAGATAATTTGGCTTTTAGGCTTGATTCGCCATTTTTAGGTATCTTGAATACAGATACTTTAGCTTAGATAAAATAATGGTTTAGGAGAAAAAATGTCTGCAACGAAAACTTGGTCAATCGGTGATGTTCTTACCGCTTCTGATCTGAATAGTAATTTTACGAAGCTTCCTTTCGCTTCTTCAGCGTTTACTTATACACAGGTGGCTACTGTAGCCCCAAATATTACTGCAACTGCTGTTGCTGTAGCATTTCCTGCATCTCGTTTTAGCGTAGCCCCAATTGTTACTGTCGCAACTAATGATCAGTATCTAACTGCTTTTGTTTCTGCTATCACTTCAGGAACAGCAACTATCAATGTTAGAAATAATGGTTCTGGAACTTCAGCGGCTAATGCTATTGTTACAGGTTTTGCTGTTCAAATGACTTCAGGCACAGCCGCAGGATAAGGGGAAGAAATGATTACTTGTAAAACTGTTGATTGCCTTATGGGTGATGAAAAGCATTATCCACATCCTGAAGGTTTGATGGTTATTTGTTGTTTCTGTGGTCAGGAAATGACCGCTGATGTCTGATCCAAAGCAACCTACTAATCAAACTTTACTTCTTCAGATTGTTAGAGATATTGAGATACTAAAGGCAAACAGTATTCAGATTCTTGATGCTTCTAGAGATCATGAGAATAGGATTCGTGAGCTTGAAAAGCAAATCAATCGTAACGCTTGGATGCCAGCGTTGATTACAGCAGTTATAACTTCAGGCGTTATTTTAGTTGTTACGAAAGGTTTAGGGCTATAAATGATTACTCCAGGAACATACGACATTACTTGTTATCAGGGTGCAGATTACGATAAAACTTTTACTGTAACTCAAGATGGAACAGCGTTGAACTGGTCTGGCTACACTTCAAGAATGCAGGTCAGAAATTCTACTGATGCGACAGCAACGCTTCTTTCTCTAACTAATGGTTCAGGAATTACTTTAGGGGGAACTGCTGGAACAATTCTGGTTACGATAACTAACGCCCAAAGTGCCGCTATCCCTTCCGGGTCTTACGCTTATGATCTTGAACTTATTTCTAGTGGTAATGAAGTAACTAGGTTGCTTCAGGGTGCTTTCAATCTTGTAGGAAATGTAACTAGATGAGTGATGTAATCGTTTCAACTAATGACCCGATTACAACTGTTACAACAACAGATAATCTGGTTGAAATTGCTATAACCAATAATCCTGTTGAAGTTTCTGTTTCAACTGCTGGGCTTCAGGGTGCTTCTTATAATCAGGGCGATCCAATTTATGTTACTGTTCGCAACGCTACAGGGGCAACGCTTCCTAAAGGCACTATTGTTTACATCTCTGGATCTAACGGAAATCATGTTCAAGTTACCCCGGCTATAGCAACTTCGGATGCTACTTCTGCGAGAACTCTAGGCTGGTTAGCTCAATCTATTGCTAATAATGCTTCTGGGCTTTGCCAGATTGAAGGTTATCTTGAAGGGCTTGATACTCAAGGGCTAACTTCAGGTTCGCAACTGTATCTTTCAGGAACAACAGCAGGTGCTTTTACAGCAACTAAACCACAAGCCCCAATCCATCTTGTTTATGTTGGTGTTGTAACGAAAGTTTCTGCAGGTGATGGTCATGTTTTTGTAAAAGTTCAGAATGGTTATGAGCTTGAAGAATTGCATGATGTTCGTATTATTAGCCCTGTAAATAATCAGGTTCTAACTTATGATTCTGCAACAGACCTTTGGATAAATGCAACTAACCCGGCTGATGGGGTTACTAGCATTACTGCTGTTTCTCCACTAACTGGGGGAACTATTACTTCAACAGGAAGTATTGGGTTAGATCAGACAGCCCTAAGCATTGCTCAAAGCCAGGTTACAGACCTAGTTAGCGATCTTGCAGGTAAAGCAAACCTTGCAGGTGGAAATGCTTTCACAGGTTCACAAACAATCACTTCAACTGCAACAGGTGAATTCCCCCTAAGCATTATCCCAATTACTGGGCAAACAGCATCAACTTTTAGAGTTCGTAACTCTGCAAATACAGGTGATTTATTTTCTGTAGATTCTTCAGGTAACTTGAGAAGCCCAGCTCTAATCAACATAACTACTTTCAACAACTCACGCCTACAAATGCAAAACACAGGCGTTTTGATTGATACCCAAATTGCAACAAACATACCTTTAGCAGTTAGAGCTGCTTCAGGGCAAACAGAAAATATACAAGTTTGGCAAAGTTCTACTCCAGGAACTCTTGCTCGTGTTAGCCAAAATGGTTCTATCGCTACAAATGCCAACATGGCTGTTGGGCAAACAGCGATTACTAACGCAAACCAATTTCAGGTAACTTCTACTTCTGCAACAAACATTGGTGCTGTTATTCGTGGTGCGGCAAGCCAATCAGTAGATCTTCAGCAATGGCAGAATAGCTCTGGAACTGTTCTTGCTCGTATCAAGTTTGATGGCACACCCACTTTTTCTTATGGAACTTTTTTTGGAACTCAAACACTTACTGCTGATGGTGATGCTGTAGTTCCTTTGGCTGTTAGACCTTTTTCAGCTACACAAACAGCAGACTTACAGCAATGGAGAAATTCAAGTAACAGCACGATAGCTTCTATTACCGCTTTAGGTGGATTGAATAACCCAACAGCAGGAAACATCAGCCTATTTCAGCGTTTAGGTGGTGCAGGTTTTCTTGGAACTCTCTCTGTTGGAACTAACTCTGCATCTCAAGTTGGTTTGGCTATTCGTGGAGTAGCTTCACAGACAGCCGATCTGATTGAACTACAAGATAATTCTGGAACAGATTTACTTAGTATCAACGCTTCAGGTGGTTTGGTTGTAGGAACAACTCATCTTCCGGGTGCTTCACCGGGTCTTGGTCAGATTAGAACTTCAACTAATACAGGTCTAAATTATGTTGATACAACTGCAAATGATTCTGCTAATACTGGTCCTGGATATACTGCTCGCAGATCTAGGGGAACTCTAACTTCACCTACACAAGTTCAAGCTAACGATTTGTTGTTCGGTATTTTTGCTCAAGGCTATAACAACGCTTCAGGCTTTAGCAGTAATAGTGCGGCTGTTCGTATGCTAGCTAACGAAAACTTTACAACTACAGGTGTTGGGTCAAGTATTGTTTTTGAAACTGCTTCGGATGGCACTACTGGGCGTTTAGAGAGAATGCGTGTAACAGGTTCAGGAACTGTTTCTGTAGGAACTACTAGCGTGTTAGGTCAGTTAGGTGTTGTTTCTGCTACTGCCGCTAGACAGGGCTTGATTGTTCGTGGTGCCGCTTCTCAATCGGCTAACTTGCAGGAATGGCAAGAATCAAATGCTGGTGTCCCTTCGGCTGTAACTGCCTTCGGTGGTTTTAGGATTAGAACTTTTGGTGCAACTTATAGCGATACTTCTTTGGCTGTTCAAGCAGGTTATACAACTGAAGTTCCTGTTCGTGTTCGTGGTGTTGCAAGTCAGACAGCAAATCTCACCGAATGGCAGAATAGTGCAGGAACAATTCTTACCCGAATAGAATCAACAGGAAATCTTGTTGTCCCTGGAACTACTGGGGCAATTTCAAGTGGAACTTTTATTGTAGGTTCAAGAAATTCTGGTGCTGAAATAACTATGGTTAGACAAACTGCCGCAACTTCTAATCCTGGGGCTAATCTTGCTCGTATGTATTTCAGGGATGGAACTGATGCTGGAACTCTCAAGCTTGTGGTTCGGGCTGGTGCTTCTGGTGCTGAAACCACTATTCTTGATAATATTCCACAATAATAACTAACAGAAAGAAAAAATAAATGGCGTTCAATGTTTCCCCAGAACACAAGGCACAACTACTTCAAGATCGCATTACAGCGTTGAACCTTGAAGGCTACCAGAATGAACTAAACCTAAAGTCTGCTGAAGCTTTAGGCAATCAAGAAGTGATAGATCAGGCTACAGCAAACATTGCTGTAATCGTTTCTGCTATTGCAGTTCATGAAGCAGAGCTAGCCGATTTAGCGTAAAAACTCAACTGATAAACTTACTTTCATGAGTAAGTATGTTGAACCTTTTAGCCCGAAACTTCGTGGAGATGAATTCGGTAATTTAGCCCCATATCGTAATGGCCGCCCACATAGGGGGCAAGATTGGCAACCGAAAGAACTTTCCCCGATCAAGGCTTCCGGGTCTGGAACTGTTTTCGCTAACGAATGGTCTGATGTTCTCGGCTGGTATGTAACTTATTCTGCTGTTCTTGTTGATAACAAGGGTAAAAGTCATAATGTTTTTATTCAGGATGCACACATGGCGAAGCAATCAGATTTGAAGAAGGGCGATAAAGTTATCGCAGGTGAAACTGTTATCGGTAAAACTGGTGGCGGCAAATATAAAAGTGGGTCAGCTAGCACAGGATCGCATTTGCATCAAACTATTGGTAAAGCGAACAAGTCTTGGGGTAATCCTAATGTTCACCTTGCCCCTTATAAAGATTTACTAAATCCACTTGATTTCGTTGAAAGTAAAGGTAACTAATGAAGAATCTGCTTGTGTCTAGGATCAAGGCTGTTTGGGAAGTTGTTTCAGAACTTCTTTGGCGTGGGTTCGGTATTTTCCTGTTTATCCTGGGTGGGTCTGCTGGTGTTGGTGCGGCACTTACCGGGTCTTGGTTTGATGGTGTGATCATTGCTTGGGGAACTTTGATGCTGGGTGTTTTGGCGGCTTTGGGTTATGCGATTGCCACTACAGGCAAAGCTACTAGGGCAGATGTTGCTAAGGGTGCAAGTGATGCTATTCAAAAAGCAGAGAAACAGGCTGATAAAGGCAAATAAGTCTTTTAGCGTATAGATACTTGTTTTCTAGGGTATAAACGCTTCTAAGGGCATTACAGGGCTTATTTAGGGCTAATACTGTTGTTCTTTCTTCAAAAGTTTTCTTTGTTCGGCTGTTGATCCACCCCAAATACCGAAATCTTCATACATCCCAACTTTCAGGCATTTCGCCATTACAGGGCATCTGAAACAAATCTCTCTGGCTGTCTGTTCAGCAAGTTTTGCCATCTCTAAATCTTGCCCTTTAGTTTTAGCTCTAAAGTCTTCGGGAAAAAAGATTTCGGGAACTTGCTCACACTCTACGCCCCCATTATTTAGGATCGCTTCGTTTAGATCTAAAGTTAGTCTTTCTTGGGTTACTTTGTCTGTGGTCATGTCTATAGTTTAGTTATGACTAATTCCAAACTAGAACAAATCCTAGGAAACGCTTCGGCACTAGGTAATTTTGAAAACAACAGCCCTGAATGGCATGAGTTGAGAAATCAGCAAGGCGTTATTTCAGGTTCAGAAATCGGGGCTATTCTCGGTCTATCACCTTTCACTTCTGCAATCACTTTGTGGGCAGAGAAAACAGGCAAACTTCCTAGACAGGTTGTAGGTAATACTGCAATGCGTTTAGGCACACTTGTTGAACCTGCGATTCGTAGCCTGTATCAAGAACAGCATCCTGATCATGAAGTTTATGAAGTTGGAACTTATGCTTCTAAAGCTCACGATTGGATGCACGCTAACCCGGATGGCATTTGTTTTGATGCTGAAGGTAACGCCTACATCCTGGAAATCAAACATACAGCCATGTATTGGGATTCAGTTCCAGAACATTACAAGGCACAAGTGTTTTGGTATATGAAAGTTTTTGGGTTGAAGAAAACAGTTTTCGCTGTAGTCAATGCTGGGCGATACAAAGAATACGAAGTGCTTTGGGATGATTTTGAATGGGATTCAATGTTTCAGCAAGTTCAAAAATTCCGTAACCATGTTTTAGAGAATCTGCAACCTGAATGGGATGGATCAGAATCAACTTACGAAACAACCAAAGCTTTAGCACCTGATCTTGAAGCAAGGTCTGAAGAATTAGGGCAGTTAGGTTTAGAACTGTTCAATGCACAAGACAGATTTGAAGAAGCAGAAACCCATCTGCGAGAAATGAAATCTAGAACTGTAGCAGCTTTGAATGGGGCTAAAACTGGAACAATAGATGGCGTAACTGTTTGCACACTTTCACAGCGTGCCGGGGGAACACCATTTCTAACAATCAAGAAAACAGGAAGAAAATAAAAATGAGTAAAGAAAAGAAAAGATACAACATTGATGGATTCACCTTTGGGCAGAATGGTTTCTTTGAACTAAAGATTGAGATCCTAGATGCTTCAGGTTATGGGCATACTCTAGGTTTTGGGTTGGAACTTTCACCTGAAGAAAGACAAGAACTAATTACTGTTCTAATCAACCTTGGAAAGAAGGAAGACTAATGGCACATTTCAACCCGGCAGATTATGAAACTGTTGCCGAAAGAATTGCACGCTTCTACAAAGATTTTCCAGATGGAAGAATCGTAACTAAGAACATTACTCAACAGCATGATAGAGCAATCTCAACTTGGGTTGTTCAATCCTGGGTTTATCTCACTTCTGAAGATCAGGCTAGGGGCTTACCTAAAGCAACAGGTTTGGCTTTTGAAATTGATGGTGCAGGGATGGCAAACAAAACTTCTGCCCTAGAAAATGCTGAAACAAGCTCAATCGGGAGATCCTTAGCAAATGCGGGCTACTCTGGAGATAAAAGAGTTACTAGAGAAGAAATGAATAAAGTAAATCGGGGCGTAACTCCAACTAAAAACTATTTGGCGGCCTTAGAGAACATCAACGACATTGAAGGTTTACGATCTCTCTACAATGAAGCGAAACAAAATAAAGTTCCGTCTAGTATTCTTGAAGCAATAAAAGGAAAAGCAGATGGAATCTCTAACCGCTGAACAGGCAATAGTAATCAGCAACATTGCTGAACTAACTGAACTATGCCTTATTTTGGATCAGGAAGATCAGGTTATTACCAGAGCTAAACTGATAACCCGGATAAATGAACAAGGCGAAAGGCTTAGAAATCTGCTAGAAAACCCCTAGAAATAGGGGTTTTTTCTGTTACCGAAACTTTATAAAAAACTTTGCGAAAATGGCACATGAACCCCCGATTTTTTAGTAATCTGGGTTTATCAAGAAAACTTGATAACAGGACAAACAAAGGACAAAAAATGAAAACAACAAACAAGGCAATTGCAGAACTTCTAGAAAATGCTGGAATTGCAAAGGCGATCTACAGAAACGCAAAAAAGCAACTTCCTGAAAATGCTGGATTCAGATTGCAGACTTTCAAAAACGAATACCACAATCTTCTAAACATCTATGCGGCCCCTTTGACTTGGGATGAAGAAGAACAGTTCAAGATGGTTCTAAAAATGTCTGCTGTTCTATCTAACGCTGGGCTAGAATTTCAGGTTCGTGAAGACCACATCACAATTTCACGCTAAGAAAGTAAAGGACAAAACAAAATGATTTTAGTGCAAACTAGAGAACTTGGTCAGGGATGGCAGATGCAAATCAAATACGGAAAAAGAACCACCTACGCCCTTCAGTTACGGAAATACCACATAAAGTCTTTCTGGTCTGAAGAAGCCCTTCGCACATGGCTTACAGATTTTGGCGTTGATTTGAATGAGAATTCAAATGGCTAAAGATTTAGAGCTAAGAGAATCAGGTTACATTTTCTGCAATCAATGTGGAATCATTATTCCTTACCTGGTTTGGTATAAACGGAAAAGTAGAAATCAAGCTTCGTGGGATCATTGCAAAGATTGCATTGCCACCCCAAGGAAAGTTGAAGTTTCTATCCACCCAAGTTTAGGAAGAATTGAATGTATTCCTTATGTTGGTGAAGTAAATGAATCATGGCAACCAATCAATGCTGTAGGTGATTTGTATCTGCCCGGTGAAAGAATTTGTGGGCATAAAGATTGTGTAAACAGAAATCACATTTTGAAACCAGAACCTAAAACTGTTTCTGATCTTGATTTGCTGTTAGGGCTTGCAGAGATTCAAGACTTCAACAGGAAAACGAGAGCATGAGCAAGCTTAGAGTTGGGAGTTTGTTCTCTGGTTATGGCGGCCTAGATCTTGCTGTCTTAGATTTGCTGGATGCAGAGATGGCTTGGCATTGTGAATGGGAAGAAGCCCCATCAAAGATTCTTGAAAAGCATTTCCCAGGCATCCCAAATTATCGGGATGTTACCAAAGTAGATTTTTCAAGCATTGAACAGATAGACATCTTGACCGGGGGTTTCCCTTGCCAAGATTTATCGCTTGCAGGTAAAAGAGCAGGGCTAAAAGAAGGAACACGATCAGGGCTGTGGCATGAATTTGCTAGAGCAATAGAAGAACTACAGCCAAAACTGGTTGTTGTAGAAAATGTTAGGGGTTTACTAAGTGCTAAAGCAGATAACGGAATGGAATACACACAAGAAGATTTGGATGGTTGGGGTGGAAGACCTGTTTTCACAGCAATACAAGCCGTTCTCGGATCGCTGGCTGATCTCGGGTATGATGCGAAATGGACAGGTTTACGAGCTTCCGATACAGGGGCAACCCATAACAGATTCCGAATGTTTATTATTGCGTTCCCCAGTAGCAGTTGAAGGTGCAGGGGGTGCTGTTTCTGCTGAAGTAAAAATCGCTAAAGGGCATTTTGTGATGTTGCGTGATCAGGTGAAAGATTTAGTTGAAAACACATTACTTCCAACGCCTTCTGTAGCCCACATCCGTAACCATGATGAACCCATTGAAAACTATTTGGGGCGTAGGCAAGACTATTTAGATGGCAAGACTAAGGGTATGCCCGGGGTAAGTTTGGGGGTTGCTGTTCGCATTGAAACGCTTCCAACGCCTTTAGTTGATGATGCAAAAAATAGTGGTGCTAACAAAAAACGAAGGGAAAGTTTGGCTTCGGTAACTCACGATCTGGCTAACGATAATCTTCTTCCAACCCCGATTGCTAGCGAAGGCTTGAAGGCTTCAACCGCCCAATCAAGTGTAGAAAGATTGAAAACAGGTCAGGTCTTCCTAACTAACATTGTTCACGATATAGCTTTGGAGAATGATTTACCTGTTCCCCCTAGGTTGTCGGATGTTTCTATTCAGGAAGCCCCTAGGAAAGCCCCTGAAAGTCTTCTACCCACTTCTTGGGGTAAGTATGAACCAGCAATTAGGCGTTGGGAAGAAGTTTTAGGCAGAGAAGCCCCAGCACCTACTAACCCGGATGGAAAGAATGGTTCTCACAGGCTGGCATCAGAATTTGTTGAATGGATGATGGGCTTGCCTGAAGGTTGGGTTACTGATCCTGAATTGGGTTTGAAGCGTAACGATCAACTCAAAGCCTTGGGTAATGGGGTTGTTCCACAGCAAGCGAAATATGCTTTACAGTTGCTTATTGATGATGAAGTTTTAGAGAGATTAGGAAAAAAATAATGGCTAAAAAGACTTATTCAATTCTTTCAGGCGATACCTGGGAAGTTGAAGCCGAAACCAGCAAACAAGCCTTAGAAAAGTTTTGGGCATGGTGGAACTCTGAAGAATGCCCTTGCAAGTCTGATGATTGCGAATGCATTATGAAGGGCGAAGCAAACACGCTTGTAATTGATGCAGACCCAGAAGACCCTGAAGCATGATCATCTTTGACTTCTTCGCTGGAACAGGTTCAAGCACCCAAGCTTTCAAAGATGCCGGGCATCAAGTAATTACCTTTGAGAAAGACCCTTATTTCTCTGTAACTGAAACTGTGGACATCATGGATCTAAGCGTTGAATACCTTATAGAAAAGTATGGGCAACCAGATTTTGTTTGGGCTTCTCCACCTTGCACAGCCTTCAGCGTTGCTTCTATCGGACATCATTGGGCTAAGGGTGGCGATAATCCTGTTCCTAAGACACCTGAAGCGGCCTACAACCAATTACTTGTTGCTAAAGCAATTGAACTTGCTGAAGGGTTGAAACCTAGATTTGGTTTTTTGATTGAGAATCCTAGGGGAATGCTTCGCAAGCTTCCAGTTGTTGCAGGGTTAGATCGTAGAACTATCACTTATTGCCAGTATGGAGATGAAAGAATGAAGCCTACAGACCTTTGGGGCAATGTTCCTGGATGGGTTGCCAAGGATGCTTGCAAGAATGGTGCTGGATGCCATGTTGCCGCCCCTAGGGGTTCTTCTACTGGAACTCAAGGAATGAAAAATGCGAAACTTAGAAGCATGATCCCTTATGCTTTAGGTTTAGAACTTCTTCAAGCAATGCAAAACTAAAAACAGAAAAAGGACAAAAAATGAGTAAAAGATTCAAATACGAAGATTACGAAGTTATCTGGAAACATAGCCAAGCCACAGGTAATGATTTGCTTCTTCTTTTAGCTTTGGTGAAATACAGGCAACCAGCCGGGATGTATGCAACTAAGGAAACCATTGCTGGGCTTATGAGATGCAATGCAGATACTGTTGATCGCTGTTTGAAACGCCTTAGAGCTTTGGGTGAACTTACTTGGGATCGTGGTTCTGATATGTCTAAAAGGGCTAACAAGTATTTTATTTTGCTTCCAGGTTTAGACCTTGACCCGAATAATACCCCCCTAATCTCACCCCGAAATTCGCCCCGAAACTCAAGTGAAATACCCCCTGAATTTCAAGTTGAATACCCCCGCAATATCACCCCCCTAAACAGTACTGAAACGGAAATGAAAGTTAAGCAGGAAATAACTGTTTTTGATGCTTCTCGCTTTGGCAAGTTGCATTTGAGATCTTGTGATGTTTCGCTTCTGCCACCTTTGCTTGTTTTGGAGTTGCTTCAGGCTTTTAGTTCTAGTTATGAATGTAGTTCTGCTTATACCGAGAAGGTCAGGCTAGACAGATGGTGGGCATACTTGGATAGAGCTGCTTCGCAGACGGAAGGGAAGTTGTAGTTATGCAGGTTGTAGATTTTGAAGAACTTGTGGTTGGTTGCCTTCTTGTGAATCAGGGTTTGGGTATGGAACAGGTTTCGTTGATTGCAGATGATTTTGATTCTCCTTGGTTTCGTGATGCTTATGCTGTGATGGCTGATCAGTTTGCGAAGAAGAAGTTTTTTGATGTGTTTACTGTGTGTTCGGAGATTGAGAATGTTTCTTCCCGGCAGAGAGTTTATGATTCTGTTCAGTTTGCTTTTACGCCCCAGAATGTTCATTTTTATGCTTCTAAGGTTTTGGAGAAGAGTGTTGAACGCCAGTTGAAGAATTTGGCTTTGGATATGCAGGGGGGTGGTGATGTTCAGGCGAAGATTGATTTGGTTCGGGTGAAGTTGGATCAGTTGAAGGTTGTTGAATCTTTAGAGCTTCCAGATTTGCGTTGGGATTTGCAGATGATGTTGAATGATATTGTGAACCCTAAGAGAACTTTGGCTACTTGTTTTTCTGGGTTGAATCGGATGATTGTTGGTTTGAAGCAATCTGGTTTGTATGTGATTGGTGCTAGACCTGGGGTGGGTAAAACTGTTGTTGGTATGCAGTTGGCTTGGGAGTTATCTAGATCGGAAGATGTTGTTTTCTTTAGCTTGGAGATGGATAAGGCTTCTTTGTTGAATCGTGTTGTTGCAGGTGAACTAAATATTCCTTTGGAAAGCATTGAAAGGGGTTTGCTTCTTCCAGAGTGGAAGACCAGTATTCATGAGTTGATTCGGACAGTTGAAAATAAGTTGATTATTTCTGATCGTGGTGGGCAGACTATTTCGCAGATTCGTGGCTATTTGAATAGTGTTATGCAACATAGACCTGTGAAGGCTGTTTTTGTGGATTATTTGCAGTTGATTCAGGCCGCTAATCCTAAATCTCCGAAGTATGAGCAGATTAGCCAGATCAGCATGGATTTGAAGAATCTTGCTAAGGAGTTTGGTATTCCTGTTGTTGCTTTAGCCCAGTTGAATAGGCGTATTGATGGTAAGCCTGATGAAAGACCTACAGCCGGGGATCTTAGGGATTCTGGTCAGATTGAG